AAGGCAATGTGCCCTTGCAGAACAACATCATGATCTCCATCCTCAACTCTGTGGTAGGTCTCTATGCAAAGCAGGCGGGTGAGCCTAACTGTTTTGCAGTCAAGCATAACGGCCAATGGCTCTCCGACATGATGTCTGCAACCATGCAGATGTGCTGGCAGAAGACCTATATGTCTGATGTATTGAAAAACGCATTCGAGGACTTCATGATTGGCGGTGTGGCTATCTCCCGTGAAACTTACGAAGAGCGTAACGGACATTTGGATGCCTGGACTGACTTCATCAATCCGAACCATGCTTTCTGGGAGGCTGGCACAGACGTGAGAATGACAGACTTGCAGTTAATCGGTGTGCTTCACGATGTTGCACCCGGCGAACTCTACCGCAAGTTCTGCAATCGTCAGTACGGATGGACGGTGGAAGAGATTAACGAGGTCTTTAAGATCGAGAGAAACGATGCCCATAGATATTACCGCACAGCCGGATTGCAGCAGAACGAGGAAGAAGACCTTGATTCCATCAGCTTCGACAAGCCTGCAAACAATACCAAGTGCAGACTCATTGAGGTGTGGACGAAGGAGTCCAAGACACGTTATCAGTGTTTCGACCCGTTGGCTCAAAGTGGTGATGATGTGGAATACCGGGTAGAGGTAAAAGATATATGGCGTATCAAGGAAGAAAACAATCTCCGCATCCAGCAGTATCAGGAGGTGGGTGTTCCCGAAGATGAATGGGCACTCATCGAATACGAACTGATTGAGGATGAATATTGGTATTACACTTTCATGGCTCCAGATGGCACGGTAATCGCAGAAGGTGAGAATCCCTATGAGACGAAAGACCATCCGTTCACCGTCAAGCTCTATCCTTATGTCAACTCTGAGGTGCATCCATTCATGGGTAACATTATCGACCAGCAGCGTTATATCAACCGTCTGATTATCATGCATGATATGGCGGCTCGTTCTGCTGCAAAGGGTCTGATGATTTTTCCGATGGAGAATATGCCGGATGGTATGTCGAAGGAGGATATTGCGGAAGAGATTACCGAGTACGATGGCATCCTGTTCTTCGAGACCAACAAGGTTAATCCGAACCTCAGACCTGAAATCATTTCTAGAGGTGCCGTGCAATTGGGTACTCAGGAACTATTGCAGATGGAGATTAACCTGGCCCGTGATATTACGAATGTATCGGGCGCACTCCAAGGCAAGACCCCATCAGCAGGTACTTCCGCAGCAAGATATATGCAGGAAACGGCAAACGCCACTACGTCTCTTGAATCCATCATGCAAGACTTCACTTCATTCTCTGAGCAAATTGCGCGAAAGAAGTGTATGTTCATCAAGCAGTACTATCGTGACGGACGCTATATCACCAATAAGGATAACTCCGTGCTTTATGAGTACGACAACCTCTCTGCGCGCGATGTAGACTTCAACATCAACATCAAGGATTCTGCCAAGACCGCAGCCTTCCAGACCTACGCCAACGATACGGCCAAGGAACTTTTAATGGCTGGTCTTATCGACATCAAGCAGTATCTCTCTTCTGTCAATCTTCCGTTTGCAGACGACCTCTTACAGCTTATCGAGCGCAGTGAGGCTCAGCAACAGGCTATGCAGCAACTCGCCGCACAAGGCGGGGCTGATCCAAATGCAGTCGCTAACGCACAAAATATGTTACAAGCAGCATGACACTGACAATATCTACACTCATAGCAGCCATCAAGCGCCACTTATCCATCATCGGAAAGCGGCTCTACTCAAAGGACGGAAAGAATATGTTCTCGGACGTAACACTTTCCTCCGCAGAAGATACGCAGATTCTTACGCAGTACATCGAGGCATCCTTTCAGGATATAGAAGCCGTATTGAAGCAGTTCATTTCACCTGACTCTTCATCACCAGAGACGGGAAAGATTAAGTTCTCAATTCAGAACACAAGAGGCGATTCGGATTTTGAGACTCGTTCCAAAGAATTGATAGAGACCTATATCACATTGAATTCCGTTGGCGAATACCTCTCTATGATGCATCCTGACATAGCGCAGAAATACCAGCGTGACGCAAAGCAGCGTTTGGAGTCACTGATTGCATACGTGTTCTACAAGAAACCACCGACAACATAAAACTTATAAGATATGTCTAAAACACTTACATTAAATCTCAACGCACAGGAGATCAAGCTTGCAGTAAAGTCCGATTCATATATTACCGGACAGATTGACAAGTCTGCCGACATGGTAAAGAATGCTGCCCTGGCCTTTAACGAGCAAGCGGGTGATGAGAAGTATCACGAAATGAAGCTTTACAGAACAATGAGAGGTGCATTGGCAAAGCTAGAAGCGCAGATTGCTGAGTATGTCGAGACATCTGATCTTAATGCCACCGTCACTGATAACCTTACAAGTTCCTCGGCAGATACATTCTACATCAAGATTACCGTTGGCGACAGAACAAGTGGTGCTTTTGTCACGACAATGGCCTATCTTGCTCAGGAGTATATCATCAATATGATGCTCTACACTTGGTGGCAGCCCATCAAGCCTACGCTGGCAAAGGATTATATCGGTTTCGCTGCTGACAATCTTGTAGACCTCCGCAGATGCCTCGCAAAGTCCGCTCCAGCAGCACCAGGTACAACGTATGATGATATAAGCGGTTCTGTTCAGGCGCAGTCGATTCTTTCTTTCCCGCAGAGTGAATATTCCACACAGATGGGTACTACTTTCACTGAACCTGTATTGAGCAAATTCCCTGCTGATGCCACAATAGAATATGCTTCTTCGAATGAGGAGGCCGCTACCGTAGACGAGTCAACAGGAGAAGTAACACTTGTAGCCGCTGGCGATACCATCATCACGGCTTCGTTTGCAGGTAATGAATCCTATACGTCCTCTTCCGCATTCTATACACTTCACATCGCAGCATCAGAATAAGTTATGGATCAGACAATATCACTCACACTAAACAAGTCGCTGATTCTGAACTCCGTCAAGAACGAGACTTTTCTTCGCGGGCAGGTCATCAAGGCGGCTGACCAGAAGCTTATCACAGAAGCCTACCACGAGCAGGCTGGAAACGAGGCTTATCAGGAAGCGCTTCTTAACAGAGGTCTCTATACAAACCTCGAAGAGTTGAAGACACATTTCTCCGACTATCTCACATCATCGGGACAGTCAACAGGCGATAACATCTATACTGACGAAGAGGGGGACAACATCATTATCTCCCTCGTAGTCAGCGATAGGTTCAACACAAGTTACACCACATCCTTGGCAAGGCTTTCCTCAAAGTACATCGAAGAGGCAATGCTGATGGATTGGTGGAAGCCTATCAATGAGAAACAGAGTGCCCTTTACGCCCAATTCGTAGAACGTGACCTTCAAGCCATCAAACGATGCTTCAACAAGACTGCCCCAGCCGCTCCTTCATACAAGTACCCCACAATGCTCAATGTCGTTGGCTCAGCCATAGATATTGGTGTTGGCGAAGAGCATACCGTCACCTACGAAATCTCGGATGGCGCTATCGACGATATTGAAATCTTCATCGAGGATACGAATATCTGTGATGCCGGACGATCCAGCGAAGGGTTTACCGTTATCGGAAAGCAGCTTGGCCATACCCCCGTCAAACTCTACTCACGTCACAATCAGGAGTTGGCTAGAGCCATTCAAGTCTACGTCACCGATCAGTCCTAATATATATAATAAGGTATATGGATAAGCTTCACGATAAGGCACAAGGAGGTTACAGGCCAATACCCATGAAAGGCCATAACCCACCGTTACCACCCGACAACTGGCCATACCATCATCATCCAGACACACCGCATGATCCCGAGTTTGGTCTTAAGAACCCGAAGTTCGAGCGTCACATCTTTATCGGACGCGACCAGATTTTCTATGACCTGGATGCACAGATTCAGATGTTGGCAACAAGTCGCCGTAAGGATGATGGCACAGAGGATGATAAGCTGACAAACGCTACCACAACATTCAAGGATATGTTCTATCGCTGGATTGACAAGCATATCGGACTGGCAAAGGGTAAGATGTCCGCTTTTGTTCTGGAGCGTTTCAAGACCTCGAACATGAACTCCATCAAGGACAATGAAGAGGTGGATATTGAACTGCTGATGCCAGTATGGTGGGATGATACCACGTTTGACCAGCTTACGAATGCCGTTCACGATTATATTGTCAATGCAGTCCTGCAAGAATACTTCACCATCGCACTCACATCGAAAGACCCCGTAACGGTGGATAAGGCTTCTCTTGCTGCCGACTCACTGTCAGACATAAGGAAATATGCGAATGCCTCAAAGCCGGGCTGGATTCGCAAACCGTTTAAACCGTTTTAATGAGTAGTAACTGTTGGTTTTTTAAGTTAGTAGTTAGTTTCATTTTGGTGGGGTCGTATTTCATTTTACCGAAGTACGGCTTCACCTCTTTTAATTCACTACACCCGCAAGACATACTACCTCACCTGCTCTACCCTCTTTCCCATGCCAACATATGGCACTTGGCTGCAAACATTCTTTGCCTTTGGATGCTCAGGTGCCCTCTACATATTGTCGCTACTTTTGTCATTGCAGTGCTCTGCTCCTTCCTCCCGTGTCCGCTTCTTCCTATCTACGGAGAGTCGGAAGCCATCACGATGGGATTCAGCGGAGTGCTTTTTGCAATGGTGGGTATCTCTTGGGGAAGGATTCACCGCTTCAAGGACATGATTGTCCGAAACAAGTGGATTCTGGTTATCCCCGCTTTCCTTCCACACATAAACTTTCTGATTCACATCTACTGCCTCATGGCTGGTTATCTATACGGACGTTATGCGCCAAGAAATACGTGACCTTATAGCAGAGAACCATAACCGTAGACAAGTTATCTACGGCCCCTATGACCAACTGACGGGTATAGGATGCTACGGCTTCCGTGAGGGCTTGCGGCATCACGTCGTTATTCCCGACTGCATGATTCCGGAAATGTGGGTGACAAAGGAAACACTAGAGACGGGAATCTTCCATGAGGTGTTGCGTTTCGGCTCTATCCGCAAGTTCATAGAACAAGGTATGCAGCGCAACTATTCAGATGACTACCATCAAGACGTAGAAGAAGCACTCTTTCAGGCTCGCTGCTATGATGATCCAGAGTTTGCCTTTATCCTCACAGACCAAATCGTTGATAAGGTTCACGGTTGTATGATTCCTTTCCGTCTGCGTTATGCACAGAGAGTGCTTCTGAATACATTTGAGAAACTGCGCAGACAAGGAAAACCAATTCTCGTAGTACTTCTGAAAGCCCGTCAGTGGGGAGGTTCTACCCTGACACAGATGTATATCAAGTGGATGCAGGACTACAGACACCCTAACGGTTGGAATGCAGCGGTTATCACGCAGGCAGACTCTACATCTAAGAAAATCAAGGCCATGTACCGCAAGGCTCTTGAACTGCAACCCGGATGGACTATTGGAATGCCTGGCACAAAGTTGCAAATGACTCCCTATGAGCGTTCTGACTCCGACTTTCAGATTTCCGATGGTCGTTTCTTGGCTCGAACTTCTTTGCTTTCTATTGCTTCGTTCAACTCCTTTGAGAAGTGTCGTGGCGATAACTATAAGATGGTTCACTACTCTGAGGTAGCCAGTTGGAAAAAGACACCGGAGCATGATCCTGATGAGGTACGAGCCAACTTGCAGGGAGGTTTCCTTGGTCTGCCAGATGAGCTTGCCGTATATGAGTCTACGGGTAAGGGTAATTCGGGATTCTTCTACGATTTGTGTCAGGATGCAATGGCCGAGAATACCACTTCTGCCTACTCGTTTGTGTTCATCCCGTTCTTCATGATTGAACAGGACATGAAACCGATGTGGCATAACGGCTTTACACCAGAAGAAGAGGCTGAGTTTGCAGATTGGCTATGGAACAACCGCAATAAGGACGGTGAAGTGCCGGGGTTCCGTGAGTCGGGCAAGTTCTTCTGGAAAATGTGGAAGATGGGTGCTTGCTTCGAGGCCATCAATTGGTACAGATACAGACGTAATGAGCATAAGACGCATGGATATATGGCTTCCGAGGCCCCTATTGACCCCGTTGAGGCTTTCCGTAACTCAGGAAATGCGGTCTTCGATCCATACGCCATTGATGATTTGAAGGAGAATTGTGGCGCACCAAAGCAGCCGTTGTTCTATGCCGATGTGATTCTGAAACCGTTTGAGACCCGCTCAAAGTCCGTATATAAAGAAGCTAACATTCGCCAGCGTGACGATAACAAAGGCGAACTAAAAATATGGGTTCCACCCAACAACCATATCTTCAAAGTGAAGAACCGCTATCTTGTATCTGTCGATATTGGCGGCTCTTCTGATAAGTCAGACTTTACCGTTATGACTGTCATTGACCAGATGGGACTCTGCCCCGAAGTGAAAGGCAGGCCAAGGGTAGTTGCTCGTTGGAGAGGTCACGTTCGTCATGATATACTGGCTTGGAAGGCAGCAGCACTCGCACACTATTACGATGATGCCCTGCTAATTATCGAGTCGAATACAGCAGATAGGGAGAAAGACCAGAACACCGAGGGCGACCACTTCGGAACAATCATCAATGAGATTTCTCACTACTATCCCAATCTCTATCAGCGCAACAAGACTCCCGAATCCGTTCAGGAAGGTATCGAGCCTACCTATGGATTCCAAACAAATAAACTCACCAAACAATGGGTAATCGACAACCTGATTGCCTGTGTCGATGATAAGCTTTGGGAAGAACCCGATGAGGAAATGTATCGTGAACTAGGTTGGTACGAGCGTGACCCTGATACAGGTAAGATGGGTAACAAACCTGGCTCCAACCGTCATGATGACGTACTTATGTCTACGGGTATCGGTCTGTATGTTGCTCTTAACAATGACATATACAAGCCTTCTTGGAAAGTTGAGAACACCAAACCTAAGAAAGAGCGAGTCCACACCGAAGCAGACCTCTAATCTTTATATATATTTGTATATCTTTATATATCTTTATATATCATTCGCAAAAACATAATCAAAGACGGATAAAAAGCGGTATATTTGTAGCATGAAACAGAATTACGATATAACACGTCAGATGCAGGTAGACTTGATGAAAGCCTACAAGACCGTCTGCGAGACTTGTTGGTCTCAGCAAGAGGCTTACGAGCGAATGGTCAAGCAGCCTGCGCCACGATATTATGTATCGGCAAAACAGGCTTGTCAGGTTATCTCTCCTATGCTCAGAGGTGACTTTGAGATGGTGAATCTCATGACACCAACTAGGAGGAGAATGTATTACTCACTCTTCAATGAAGTGATACGTCTGAGTGAGAAACGCGACTTTATCGGCAAAGGACTGATATACATTATGCGCGAAGCGGTGACAAGGCCTGCCCCCGAGTTCTTCATCAGTCCTACACGTGCAAAGATTATCAGGGCATGGTTAAAGAACGGCCTATATGATGAAGATGGGTGTTTCAAGAAGGAAACGCAGAAGTGGTACGGCAATATGCGAGAAAGACAACGGATCAGAAAGGAGAAGAAAGAGAAATGGATGTTGGAAAAGATGTCAGAAGAAACAAAGGCAACAAAGCAATAGCCAAACTTGCCGATACCGTCCAAGGTATGATGAACCAGTGGACTGAGGATGAGTTTCCCCATTTCAAAGAGACGATGGAATTGATTAGGGAAAACGCCCCGGTTCAATACGCACGATTATACCTTGAAGCCATTAAGTTGGGAATAGTCAAGCAGACGGACATTAACATTAATATCAACCGCCAGCGTGACAGGGAGGACTTGCAGGCACTTGTCCGAACAAAGATTTCCCTACCCGACAATGGAGTATATACGCCTTACGAAGAGATAAAGCCGCAACCTTTGCCGATAAGAAAGGAAGAGGAAGAGTATTGAAGCCCTTCCTCTTTTCATTTATCTCAGTTTGTCCGTTCTTCGCTCCTGAGTCACTAGCATTGTTCCTGAGAATCTATCTGTGGCTTTCAGCTTCGTGAAGTCATACTCAAAGCGGTAGTACTTCCAAGGCACACCTCGCAGCGATTGCAACTGCACCCAATTCTTCAAGTTGTTAGAGCCATACATCTTGAATGTCAAAGCGGGATCATTAGCACCAGTACCATTCAAGTTCTCGATGTCATGGATATGCTTTACCTGCATGATGCTCTTCAAGGCCAATGCATTCTCCAGCTTCATGGGGCGAG